ATGAAATGGCTAAACTTGAGAAGCCTACGGACCTTGCAGGGTGGCGCGATTATGCCCGCCGTCTGGAGGCCCGCGCTTCTCGTAAGATCACCCAGATCGAGCGCGGTGTCTACGCCCCTTCCGCCCTGAAGCCCATCCACGCTCATATCAACCCCAGGACGGCCCCTAGCATCGCCCACACGGGCCTGGATCCTCGCAAGGGTACCCCGGCACTGGCTCGCATGACTAAGGCCCAGGGAGAGGCTCACGCGCATCGTCTGGAGGAGTTCATGGCCCCGAACGTCTCCTACTTCTCCTCCGCTTCCGGCAAGCCGATTTCGGCGAAGGCGATGCTGAAGTACCAGTACTCCATTAACAGGAGCAACGAGAAGGTTCAGAGCTATGTCTCTTCCGTTCAGGGGACGATTATTCCTTGGAGGGGTGATGAGCAGTTCGGGAATGTTTTCACTCCTGATCGTCCTCATGAGAGGTTCGGGCCCACTTCTTATGATATGAAGAAGCATAAGCCCCTCTCGCCCAAAGCTTTCCAGTCGGAGGAGTCGGTGATGAGGGCTACCGCTAAGAATATGGAGAAGCTTACCTCCCGTTACGATGAGAGGAGTATGAAGGGTATTCGGGATAATATCCGCAAACTTATTGACGGGTCCGGCGACCCTGATATGTATGCTGTCCTGGATTTGCCCGATGATGTTCTGAAGCTCATGTGGACCGTTGATTCCACGTTCGCCGACGCTCTCCGTTTCCGGTATAGAGCGAATCAATCCTTCGAGGAGGAGGGGGATATCAAACATGAATTCGACGTTCAATCCTCTGAGCCCGACGATAAACTTTCAGGAAAGGACTTGTACAACTATGGCAAGCAGATCGAGATCAACTCGGATGAACCGACCGAAGCCAACCGTAGTAGCAGACTTCGAGACCGCGCAAGAAGAGCCTTCAGACGGAAGTCTTCCAGATAAGACGTGGGTTTGGCTCTGGGCTACGGCGGGTGTTTTCGATTCGGAGCTCGACCTTGTCGGCAATTCGATCGATTCGTTCATGGAGTATGCTCTGGAGTCGGCGAAGCTCATCTTCTTCCATAACCTCCGGTTCGATGGTAATTTCATCATCTATTGGCTCCTGACTCATGGGTTCACTCACTACGAGGGTGAGGACCACTCCCCCGATAGGGGGTCTTTCTCCACTGTCATTTCCTCCGAGGGTCAGTTCTACAAGATCACTGTCGTCACTCTTGATGGTGTTATCACTGACTTTCAGGATTCGCTCAAGAAGATCCCTCTTTCGGTTGCCGCCATGGCTAAAGCATACGGACTTGAGTTGGAGAAGGGGGTGATGGATTACAAGAAGGTGCGTTATCCTGGTCACGTCCCCACCCCCGAGGAGGTGCGGTATGTGCGTAGTGATGTGCGTATTGTAGCTGAGGTCCTTCGTCACCAGTATGAGGAGGGGCTTGATTCGATGACGTCCTCCGCCGACGCGTTGAAGTTGTTCAAGGCTTCTATCGGCGGTGAGGATGAGTTCCGCAGGTTTTTCCCTGAGCTCACTTCTGATGAGGATGCTGCGGCTCGTGCCGCCTACCGCGGAGGGTTCACGTACGCCGACACTCGTACGGCCGGCAAAATCGTCGGCGAGGGTGTCGTACTGGACGTTAACTCGCTCTACCCCTCGGTCATGCACGACTGTCCGCTTCCCTGCGGACACCCTCATAATGCGGATTGGGTCCCCGATGACGCACTGTACATCGCCACGTTCAATTTCACTGCGAAGTTGAAGCCTCGTGGGATCCCCTGCATTCAGTTGCGCCGTTCGTACTGGGCGTGCCCGAATGAGTATCAGAAGGAGATTCCCGAGGTTACTGAGATGAGGTTGACGAGCGTTGACTGGAAGTTGATCAATGACATGTATGATGTTGACCTCGTCTCCATCAATGATGTGACTGTGTTCGACAGGTGCGAGCATGTGTTCGACAAGTACATCGATGGTTGGATGATGGTGAAGGAGAATAGCACTGGGGGTAAGCGGCAGATCGCGAAGCTGATGCTCAACTCCCTCTACGGCAAGTTCGCTTCGAGGGTTATCCATGACAAGAAGGTTCCTTACTTGGAGGATGACCGCGTGAAGTACGAGTTCGTTGCCGACGAGAAGGGGTCTAAGCCTGTCTACACTCCGCTCGGTGTGTTCATTACTGCTTGGGCGCGTGACAAGACGATCCGGGCCGCTGCAGCCAACTATGAGCGGTTCCTGTATGCGGACACCGATTCCCTCCATCTGCTGGGTACTACTCCCCCGGATAACCTGGAGATCCACAACACTCATCTGGGCGCATGGAAGGTTGAGGGTACGTTCGATCGCGGTATCTTCGTGAGAGCGAAGCAGTACTGCGAGGAGTCCGAGGGTGTGCCGGACACTCATATTGCGGGTCTTCCCCGTTCGTGGGCTCACAAGATCACCCCGGATGATCTCCTGTCACCGCAGCGCTGGTATGGTAAACTGGTGCCCAAGGTGATCTCCGGCGGGACATACCTGACCGAGACGCACTTTACGTTCGCACCAGTGAAGGAGGCATGATGGCTGACAGGATGGACACGGTTTCTCTGGCCCTTCCCAAGTGGGTCAATGAGTTCTACGAGGAGGCTCATTGGGAGGTCCGCATGAAGAAGAGCGCTCTGATGAGGGAGGTGCTGCTCGGTTATGCGAAGGCGAAGATCGCGGAGCGCGCTGAGGTGTCCCACCCCGCTCCCGGGCCGTTCGAGGACTCAGACACCGAGGAGAGCTGATCGGTGACGTCTCAGGCGCCTACCGCCGGATGAGACCGGGCCTGCGACACTGAGTTGGTTGCTCCGCCGAGGCTTCTCGGCAGTCTGTGATAGTATGGGCTATGAGTGGATATACCATTCATAGCCCATACGTTTGCGTGGAGGTATCATGGATTTTGAAGGTCTCCTTCAGTCTCTGATCAATCCTGGCGAGGAGGGGCCGTCGGAGACGATTTATGATGATCTCCGCGCCGCCTACAACACTGTCAAGGACAAGGCCGACAGTGCTGGCGCCAAGATTTCGGAGCTGACTGACTCCAACTCTGCTCTTTCCAAGACCGTGGATGGTCTGAAGAGCAAGAACTACGACTTGCTCGAGGCCATCGGCGCGGGCGGGGACAATGCCGGCGACGACGAGTCGCATGGCAGCGACGACACGAGCGATGCTGACGACGGGGACGACGGCAGCATCGCCTCCTTCTTCTCCAAGCCTAAGGAGGCCTGACCATGACGCTCCCCAGCGGTCGCATTCGCGACTTCGACAACATCGAGATCCTGAACCGGATCCGTAACGACGCCACGTCCGACTATCAGCGCCGTATTCCGGCGGCTACGAAGGGTAGTGTCGCCGACGTCGTCCAGCAGCTGACCAGTTACACCCCTCATTTCAACGAGTTCACCGACGCGCTGATCAACCGTGTCGGCACCTACATCACCCGTGACATCACGTGGAACAACCCTCTGCGCGAGTTCAAGCGGGGCATGCTGAACTTCGGTGACACGATCGAGGAGGTGCAGACGGGTCTGGTCTCCTCCTACACGTACAACTCCGAGCGCGACTACATGGAGAAGGACATCTTCGGCGCTCACAAGCCGAATGTCGCCTCCCAGTTCCACACTGTGAACCGCCAGGAGTATTACAAGATCACGGTGAACCGCGACCAGCTCCGCCGTGCGTTCCTGGACGAGTCGGGTCTGCAGAATTACCTGTCCCAGATTCTTGCGTCTCCGACGACGTCGGACCAGTGGGACGAGTTCCTTCTGACCTGCTCACTGTTCGCCGAGTATGAGAAGAATGGTGGCTTCTACCACGTGAAGGTTCCCGACCTTCGGAGCCTGACTGCGACCGAGTCGGACGCGAAGCAGCTGATCAAGCGGGTTCGTGCGATGACGGATAACCTCACGTTCCTCTCCCGCCAGTACAACGCGGCGCGTATGGAGACGTTCGCTAAGCGTGAGGATCTGATCCTGATCGTCACCCCCGAGGTGAAGGCGAACATCGACGTCGAGGCTCTGGCCGCTGCGTTCAACCTCTCCCCCGTTGACATGTACGCCCGGGTTATCCCGGTTCCTGCTGAGCAGATGGGTATTGACAAGGCTCAGGCTATTCTGACGACGAAGGATTTCTTCGTCATCGCCGATAACCTCCTGGAGAACACCAGCCAGCCGAACCCGGTCAGCCTGGGCACGAACTACTTCCTTCACCACTGGGAGGTTATCAGCACCTCCTTGTTCGTCCCGGCGGTCATGTTCTGGACCGGCGATGACGATCAGAACATTCGCGTACGTCCTGGCGCTAACCTGGCTCTGGGCGGTTACACGGCTACTCAGGGAGGTAAGCCCGTGGGTGCTGCTAACAAGGCGATTCCGGGCGGCAACGTCGAGGTGGTGTTCGCTGTGACGGGTGACAACACTGACGGTCTGGAGCTGGGTATCGATTACGCCGTGTCGGGTGCGAACTCTCAGCGGACGAAGATCGATAACGAGGGTATCCTGCACCTGGGTCAGGATGAGGATGCTGACGCGGTCACTGTCACCGCCACTCTGGTCTACCGTGACAGTGCCGATGTGAAGAAGACGATCGCTTCGAAGACTGCGTCCATCGCGGTTGACAGGGCGAAGGCCGTCAAGGTCTGGCCGAAGAAGTGACATCCACTCCTGCGTGTGGTACACTAGTGCCGTGGGCAGGGTAGCCCGTCGGTGAGGTCCTTCCTCCTTTCTGCCTCACCGGCGTTATGGGGACTCCCCGGGTCGAGCGTCAGCTCCCCGGGGGGTCTCCCTTTCACCTATGTGCTATACTCTATATATGCCTACAGCTTATGACCCGCCGGAGGATATCGGCTCGTTCGGGATGGGCTTCGACTACTCCGTCTGGTCCCCCAATACTGAGGTGTACCTGACGAACGTCGTGTGGGATCAGGAGTACCGCGATGTCGTGTGGTATGACAACTATGATGAGGCGTTCAACGCGATCGTCAACGAGTACTCCTCGCGCATCGAGGTGAAGTCCCTTACCTACTGCGCGCAAGGCGCGCCGATCAGGATTCCGATCCCGTTCTCGAAGGCGAACCAGTACAACTATCTGGTTGCCCGTAACAACCGGGACGCTTATAATTCGAGGAATACATTCTTCTACTTCATCACGTCCGTCGACTACATCGCCCCGGCGACCACTCAGATCACTGTGCAGTTGGACGTGTGGCAGACGTACATGCACCAGTTCAATGTGCGGCGCTCCTACTGCGAGCGTTCCCATATGGCGATCGCCGCTGAGAACGGTTGGGACTACTACGGGCAGAAGTACATGACGGTGCCCGAAGGGTTGGACCTGGGTTCGGAGTATCAGATTGTCGACGTGAACAGGAAGGTCATTGCTTCCACTCCAAGCGCCGGCAAGATCGATACGGCTAATTTCGATATCATCATCGCTTCGACGGTGGATCTCACTCAGCCTTACGGGGATGAGAAGAATCCGACGTTCACCGCGTCCAAGGGCAGCTTCGCCGAAGGCGTGCCGAACGGAACGTCCATCTATGCGATGAAGGCGGATTGGTTCCGCGTCTTCACGAACGCCATGTCTCTGGTACCGTGGGTCTCCCAGGGCATCGTGTCCATCACGGCTATCCCGAAGGGTGTCATCAACTTCGATGAGATCAAGGATCTGAAGGTCAAGCTCCCGGGCACGTCGGGCGTGGATCCGAAGGGTGGCGATACCCGCATTTCCCGTCAGGGCGCCGAGGTGTACGACCTGGAGAAGGGGTTGGGCGAGAAGGGTCTTGTCAACAATAAGACGATCCAACTGACGGATAAGTTCCGCAAGGACAACATTCTCCCCGCTCGCTACCGTCACTTGTGGAAGTTCTGGACGAGCCCCTATCTGCTGGTGGAGGTGACCACGTTCTCCGGTACTCCTCTCCTGCTGAAGCCGGAGATGATCCAATCGGCGGGTCTGTCCGTGACTCAGTGGTCGCACGTGGTGCCTCCGAACCCGCGCATTATGTTCACGGTGAATTCGCTGGGTCAGCGAACTCGTGGGAACATGGACCAGTACAACGGCTGGTCCGAGCACTTCGATGTGATGACGGGGTTCACGAACCTGCCGACGTTCAGCCTCACGAACAACAGCTATCTCATGTTCCAGGCGCAGAACGCACATTCTATCGCCTACCAGCATCAGAGTGCCGAGTGGTCGCAGCAGCGGGCGTTGCATGGCGCTCAGACTCAGTTCAACCAAGCCAATGCGGCTATAGCCCAGGCGGGACAGCAGACGGCGCTGAACAACTCCTGGAACCAAGACATCGCCGGTTACAACGCTCGTATGGGGCTGCAGAAGACGGGTATCGGTGTCGGTGGCCAGGTGATCGGGTCGACCCTCATGGGACTGGCCAACGGCGGCCCCCTGGGCGCCCTGGCCGGTCTGGGCGGTTCTGCACTGTCGGGAGCCTCCACTATGGCGCAGGCGGGTATGACGTACTCCCAGCAGGTGAACACGGCGCGCATGTCCGCCGAGCAGGCGTCCGCGCTGACGAACCTGAACCAGGGGTACATGCGCTACAACGCGGACACGAACTTGGCCTACGCCAAGTATGCGGCGAACGGCGACTACGCGAACGCGATCGCGGGTATCAACGCCCGAGTTCAGGACGCCCAGACGATTGCCCCGACGACGTCCGGCCAGGTGGGCGGTGACGCGTTCATGTTGGCGGCGGAGTCGTGGAGTATTGTGGAGCGGCTCAAGTTCATCCCTGAGGATGCGGTGCGGCGCATCGGTGAGTTCTGGCTCCGTTACGGGTACGCGATGAACTCGCCTGTGGTGCCGCCGGGCGACTTCCGTTGCATGGAGCATTTCACGTACTGGAAGATGGCGGAGATGAACATCTCGCGCAGCACGATGCCCGAGACGTTCCGTCAGACGATCAGGGGTATTTTCGAGAAGGGTGTCACCGTGTGGCACAAGGACCAGACGATGATCGGCCGCATCGATTGGGCCAACAACAAGCCGCTTAAGGGGATCATATGGTGAAGCGCAACGGCGAGAGGGATTGGGTTCGCAAGGAGATTTACGAGCCTTTCGTCAACGGGGGGCGTTTCAAGAATAATCCGTCGATCAACCGTGAGGCTCTGCTGGTCCGCATGTACAAGCGGATCATGTCGGAGATGTGTGTGAACCGCTTCTCCTGGACTGGGCTCCCGGATACGGTGGACCGTCGCTACCTGGAGGCGACTCTCATGTATGACGGCCTGGCCGTGTTCTATTTCGATGAGGAGTTCGACAGATTCATGGCCCTGCGGGCTACGGGGCTCGGCCAGGTGAATATGTACGACAACCCTACGAATTTCACAGTCTACGGGAACCAAGTGTTCTCCAAGACTCTTGATGCCAGGCACTGTGTGCCGATCTGGTCCAACTACTTGAGGGAGCCGGATTGGGACATCATAGACATTTACTCGCAGAGGCTGGCGGCGTTCGACCGCACCCTCGAGGTGAACATGCTGAGTGCCCGTCATCCGTTCGTGTTCTCCGTCGACAATAACGAGTATCAGTCGTTCGTGAACGCATTCCGCAAGGTCGCCGAAGGCCAGCCGGTCATCTTCGGAACTGAGGCCCTCTCTCCCGCTGCTCTCGCGGAGAAGGTGACCATGTTCGACGTCGGGTTCAAGCCCCACCAGATTCAGGACGTGATGGAGGCGAAGGTCAAGACGTGGAACGAGGCTCTGACCCTTCTCGGCATTATGAACGTCAACAGCGAGAAGAGGGAGCGCATGGTCGCCGAGGAGGCCAGCGGCTCCTCCGGTCAGGTCCTGGCGATGCGCGCCGTCGCCATGAACGCTCGCAAGTACGCCTGCGAGCATATCAACAAGATGTACGGACTTCAGGTGGATGTGAGGTGGAACCTTGACGAGTCTCAGCCCGCGGATGCTCAGAATGCAATGCTTGCCGCGGCCGCTCTCGGGGGTATTGGGGATGCTCTTGACAAGGGGAACCCCGACCTGGGAACAACCGACCAGGAGGAGCTGAACCCGAACAATGGCTGACTATACGCTTGAGCTGCGCAAGGTGGTGGAGATCGTCGGCCCACTGAACATCGGGCTGAACGAGTATCCGATATTCGATGAGAGTTACCGGGATTCTCTGAACCAGAAGATCCTTGACCACTACTGGTACAACGAGATCGCGCATGAGTCGATCGACATGTTCATCCATCAGTTGAAGGTGAAGATGAATGAGATCATGCCGTTCTACAACCAACTGTACGAGTCGGAGCTGATCGATTTCGACCCGATGATCACCCATGATGTGCATTCGACGGGTGACTCGACGCAGGATACGACTCAAGACACGCATACGAAGCAGAATGCCGAGCAGACCCTCTCCTCGGATTCTCGTGTCAGCTCTTCTGAGGAGTCGAAGGCTCGCACTGTTCAGTCTCAGATGCCACAGACTCGTCTGTCCGGTCATGATGACTATGCGACGGCCGCCAATGACACATCGTCGAAGGGGTCCGGTCAGAATCACTCCAATTCTGCGACACAGGATCAGCAGAAGCGTTCCTCCGACACTGCGACGACGATGGGAACCAAGGCGGGGAATGTCACACGGTCATGGGGGTATAATACCCCCAAGGCCGACCTCCTCCAGAAATGGCGCGAAACCTTCCTTAACATTGACATGTCCGTTATCTCGGAGCTGGGAGGCCTTTTCATGCAGATCCGATCTTCAGGAGACGAGTACGTGAACGGATGGGGCTATGGACTATATTGATAACAAGTACCAGCTGACCCCTGGTGACTACAGGGTCACGAACGTCACGCCGTTCACCTACCGCGACGGGTACACGTACCTCCAGCTCATGGAGGAGATGCGCTCGTGGGTGAGTGAGGGGCTGGTCAACCAGTTCTCCGCCAAGATGCAGGGGCTCGCCAGCGACTACAACGCCGCTGTCTCCAGACTCTTGGTGGACGTGCGCAAGGAGATGGAGGGCTACCACGCCCTCCCCTCTCAGGTCCGCGAGATGCTGAGCGCCGCCATCGCCAAGTACGATGACGAGTTCAACACGTTCGAGAATGACCTGAAGGCGCTCGTCAAGAAGCACTTCGAGTCCGACGTCGTCAACGTCTTCAACTGGCTCGAAGGTGAGAGCTCCACCCTCCAGGAGCTCATCAACGACATGCACAACCGATACACGGTTGGCGGTCTCCTGGCTGAGGATTTCAGTCAGATGGGGCTCACGGCCCAGGAGCTGGAGGACATGCCGCTGACGATCTCCGAGTTGGAGACGATCGGCAAGTTCGTGCTCCCCCACCTGTCCCCGCATTACGGGTTCTCCCCTGTGACGGGGCAGTACAAGCGCGTCATAGACATCGTCTACGACGTCTACGAGGCTCAGTTCAAGGGTGGTGACCAGATCACCTCCAAGGATCTGAACTACATCAATAACCTGAACATTCCGGACCTCCAGCGCATGGTGGTCTCCTGATAGAGAGGCAGGCTCAATATGCCCGCAACGAACAAGACAGAGAACTTCAACCTGCCGCTCTACGTGGCGTCAGATCACTTCAGCGTGCTGGGCGATTTCAACAGCGCCATGAAGGAGATCGACAAGGGTCTCGGCGGCGCCACTGTCACCGCCAAGGCGGCGTCCCGTGACGCGACCAGCGCCTTGACGACGGCGAACGCCGCATCCGACGACGCGCACTCCGCCCGTGAGGCCGCGCAGTCGACCCTGTCGGTGTCCTCCCAGGCGAAGGCTGACGCGACCCGCGCGTTCGACATGGCGACGAAGGCGACCACCGCGTCTGAGACGGCGAACACGAGTGCCATTGAGGCGAACAAGGTCGCCTCGTCGGCGGCTGCCAGGGCTAAGGAGGCGCGTGACCGCGCTGACGCCGCACTGGACACCGCCAACGCTGCCAACACGGCCTCCATCGACGCTAAGACGACCGCTAACGCGATCTCCGGTCAGGCGGTTCAGGCGACCCAGGCCGCTAACAGGGTCGGCGCACTGCACAAGCGGTTCAAGGAGGTCACCGCCGGATCCGGCGACAGGACCCTGAGCACGCCTGAGGAGCGACCCGTCACGGTCATGGAGTTCGACCTGGACTTCGACGCCGACGACGTGTGGATCATCGTGGCGATCATGCGTCACACGGTCCACAACGTTCAGGACACGCACTTCGACATTCGTGTCACCGGTCCGAAGGGTCAGCGCCGTTGGAGCTCCTTCGTCGCCGGCTACGGCCCGTGGCCGGAGGCGATGGTCTACTCGCAGGGCACCGGTATCTTCGAGGCCTTCGAGGGTCCTGGCCGGTACCACATTGAGACCGTGTTCCTGACTGACAAGAATCACAGCACTCGGTTCGACCTGTCGAACTGCATGATGCGAGCTCACTGATCGGAGTCGCATCCCCGCGGGGCGTCGGGTGATCCCCGGCGCCCCGCACCATATAGGAGGAACTTATGGCATGGGATGACAAACATAAGGCGTGCATCATCGCGACCTTGGCGACCGTGGAGGCGGGCTTCAACTACGGGATCATCACCGCACCCGACACACTGTCCCTCGGTATCGGCCAGTGGACCCAAGGGCGCGCCTACGACCTACTGAACCAGTTCCCCGACAAGAATGTGTTCGGCCCCACGATCCGCTCCTGGCTAGCCGCCGGGAAGGGTACATGGACGATGGCGCGCAAGTACCAGTCCCTGGGAGGCACTGATAGGCAGAAGCTATCGGCGGCGCTCGCCTCAGAAGAGGGTAAGAAGATCCAGAACAACCAGATGCGCAAAGACCTGGAGGACGAGTACATCCCCAGACTCAAAGCGATCGGGCTGGACTCGGAGAAGTACACCGAGGCCGGCATGCTCCTCATCGTCGTCATGCACCGATGGGGAAACTACGCGCGCATCCTCAACCGGCTCGTGGCCAGCGCCGGCCCCGCCCCCACACTGGACTCCATGGCGAACGCCATCAAAGCCTCAGGGGAGTGGTACGCCGTCGGGCAGAGGTATGTGATCGCCTACCGGATGATCAAGAACCTGGACACCAAGGGCATCACCCTGGCGCCCGGCGACTCCGGCGGCGACAATTCCAAGGACGGGGAGGACAAGGCCAAGGAGGAGAAGAAGATCAAACACGCCCGAACCGATGGCTCCGGCGTGTTGCGCATCTACATGTCAGACGGTAGTAATGCTTCCGCCTACCCGACCGTCGGGGGTTTCTGGAAAGCCAACGGCGAGGATCAGAAATCCGACGACGGGGACGACAAGAAGGGTGACGGCGGCGGAGGCGGTGGTGGCGGTGACTCGGGCAAGATCGGTGAAATGACGAAGCTCGCCAAAGCCTCCATCGGCAAGTACGTCTACCACCAGTGGTACGAGCCCCGGCTGCACCCCGACAAGTCGGGTGTCACCGACTGTTCGGGTTTCGTATGGTGGCTGTACAATAAGGTCATGGGCATGGACATCGGTAAGGGTGGCACCACCGTGCTCATGTCCGAAGGCGGCAAAGTCATCGCCGAGGGCGGCGGCCGCTTCAATGCGACGTCGCAGATCAAGGAGGGCGACCTCATCGTCTGCCGATGGTACTCAGGGGGCGGACATGTCGAATACTGCTGTGAGACGGGGAAGGACACCATCATCGGGCAGAGGGGCCCCGACGGTGTCCGCGGGCCCGCCTACGGGCACGCCACGTCCCTGTTCGGTGGGTGCAGATGGAAGCTGAAGCGCTATGTCTAAGAAGTTCGACTACTACTCATTCGACAAGATCCTCTCCCGCAACGCCGTATTCAACATGGTGATGGGCGCCCGAGGTGTCGGTAAGTCGTACGGGGCGAAGAAGTACGTCCTCAAGCGTGCCGTGGAGCGCGGGGAGCAGTTCATCTACCTGCGCCGCTACAAGACGGAGCTGAAAACCCGCGGCAGCTTCGTCGCCGACGTGGCGCATGAGTTCCCCGACCAGGAGTTCGAGATCAAGAGCGGTGTTCTGTGCTGGCGCAACAAGGGAGAGGGAAAGGACGCGTGGCGCACCGCCGGCTACTTCCTGGCGCTCAGCACTTCTGCACAGCATAAGAGCACACCCTACCCGAAGGTGACCACCATCATCTTCGACGAGTTCATCATCGAGACCGGTACGATCCACTACCTGAAGGACGAGGTCAAAGCGCTCTTGGATTTCTACTCCACGGTAGATAGGTACCAGGACCGCACACGGGTACTCATGCTGTCCAACGCGATCAGCATCATGAACCCGTACTTCATCAAATGGCACATCACCCCGACACCGGGTAAGGAGTTCATCACCTACGGGGACGGGTTCGTCGCCGCCCAGTTCGTCGACTCGCAACGGTTCGCCTCACAGGTGGCCACCACACGGTTCGGTAAGTTCGTCACCGACTTCGACGAGGAGTACGCCGACTACTCGATAGACAACAGCTTCGCCGACAGCACGGACCAGTTCGTGCAGAAGAAGAGTGGTACCGCGAAGTACCTCTTCACTGTCAAGACGGACCTGGGTGTGTTCTCGTTATGGATGGACTGGGGCACGCTGTTCTGCCAGCAGAAGAGGCCTCGGGTCGAGAAGGTGTATAATACCAATAAGATGGCTCTCCGAGAGGGTGAAGTGCTTATGAGTTACAGTGACAAGATCGCCGAAATGCTCAGAGGCTCCTACCGGAAAGGACGAGTCTTCTTCGACTCGCCGCAGTCACGCAACGCTTTCGCCGAGATCTTCGTGAGGTGATTAATGGAGCACGCCGGACCCGGCTTCTTCATAGACGTTCAGGCGCTGATCACGGCGACGACCTCCTTCGTCACAATCGGAGGGTTCGCCGCATGGGTGAACAGGCGGATGAGGAAGCTCAACAATCTTCTTGACGACTGGAACGGAACCCCGGCCCGACCGGGGGTTCCCCGTAGACCAGGAGTCATGGAGCGACTCGAGAAGATCGAGTTGAAGATAGACAAACAACGTGAGGAGAACTGGTATGACCGCTCTCAAAGGATTGGCTGACCCTAAGGTTCGGCGGTACATGTACAGGGTTGCTATCGCCGGTTGCGGTGTTCTCGCCGTCAAGGGTGTCCTGACCAAGGACGTCATCGACGTCATCACCCCGTTCCTGGCGGCCCTGTTCGCCGTCGCGGACGCCAACGTGGAGACCCCGCAGGAGGGCTGACATGAGCCTTCAGTCGGACGCCTCTCAGATCGCATGGGACATCACTCAGAACCCGTGCGTCGGCTACTCGCAGCCTGAGCGCCTGACGATCTGGAACCTCCCGTCCCCCACCTCCCAGGCGGTCAACGTCAACGTCGACTGCTCTGAGTTGGTGGTGTACTGCTTCAACAACGCCGGTCTGCCGGACCCTCTGCCGAAATCCATGTGGACCGGCAACGAGGTCGCCTGCATGACCGAGCGCGGCTTCACGGCCGAGGAGTGGTACCCGGGTATGCCCGTCGAGGACGGGGACGTTCTGCGTTCCGACGGGCACACGGCCATCGTGTGCAACGATTGGATCTGCGAGGCATGGATCAGCGAGTTCGGCGATATCGACGGATACGCCGGAGACCAGACCGGCGGTGAGGTTAGGTGCGCATGCTCGTACCTGAACCACCCCCTCACCGTCGGTGCCCAGTGGACGCACCGGATCAGATATGACGGCTCCTACTACGCAGAGGATGATCTCGATATGTCCGAGAACACCGATCTCCTGAGGGAGATCCGCGACAGGCTCGTTGAGGTTTCCGACCAGACAGGTGCCGGCATTGCCGGCCGTCGCTGGGACGGACCCATCGTCACCCAGCTCAAGGACGCGAACGCGAACCTGAGCAGCATCGTTGACACGTTCAGCCCGGGTAAGGAGGGCGTCCGTAACCCCGGTTCCGCCTTCTACCTGCTGTACCAGGTCAGCGACGGCATTCAGAAGCTGGCCAAGAAGCTGGCCGGAGGTGACCAGTAACCATGAGCGCAATCCTGACC